GATTAGCAATAGCGTCGGGATTCATTGCTGTAAATAAAGATTTATGATAACCTTTAGCATCTGACATTTCATTATTTTCATTCAAGAACTTCTTGACAAAATTATTAATATCACCTTGGGTTTCTTTTACCTCATTAGCATTTTTCACATTAAACCTATATCTCTTATCTCCGACGTTATATTCAAAACCTTTGAATTTATCGTTAAAAACTTGTTGTGTTTTTAATTTAAAAGTGTTAGTTTGTTTTTCCGCTATTTTTTGAGTTTCTTCCGACTCTTTGTTATATCTATTAAAAAAGTTTACAGCTTTTTGTTGTTCAGGCGTTAACCTAGAACCAGCTTTAACTTCTTCATAGTATTTAGACTTTTGCCCGTCTAAGTGGCTTTTAGCGTTGGCAACTTGCTCTTTTAACGCTATTTTTTTCTTTTTAATCTCTCTTACTTCATCTTCTTCTTCATCATATGAAAACGAGTCTTCTATTAAAAAACTAATTTCATCATCTGTTAAGTGAGATTTTGTTTGTCTGTAGTATTCTCTAAGAACAGTCATGTCATCATAACTAGAAAAGTCTTGATTAAGCCTTACGTAATCTTCTAGTGTACCACCAGTTTCCTCCATAAAATCTACAACTTTTTGTAAATTTTCAGGTATTGCTTGTCCAGTTTCTTGAGCTTCTGCAACAGCTTCTTCAACTTGCTCAGTTAATTCTTCTGTTTGTTCTTGAACTTCTTCTTCAGTAATTTCTTCTAATACTGGAGTTTCTTGTGTTTGTTCTTCCGGCTGTACTTCTTCTTGTTTTTCTGTGGTAGTGGTGTCTGCATCGACTGGAGCCACTCCCTCGTTGTCAGCGTTATTTTCTGCAACTTCTGTTTTTTCTTCGGTTTCATTTTTTATTTCTTCTTTTGGTGTTGGGGGTTTATTTAAATCTACTTTAATAACACTGTTATCATCAGCGCTGTTGAATTTTGTTTCTTCAACTGTTTCTACAGTTTCAGGTGTAGTTTCTTCAACTACGTTTTCTACGTTTTCTTCCATAATATAATATAATAATAATTAATAATTGTTATCTAGGATCAAAAGAACCTAAATCAAATCCGCCTCCTATAGTATCATTACCTGCAGACTCAAAGTTTTTAGGTGCTTTTTCCTTTTTTCTTTGATCTATAAGTTCACTTTGTTGTGAGGCTTGTATTCTTGTTCTTTCGTCTTTACGATCTTCTTTTTGTTTTTCTTTACTTTTTGTATTTTCTACCTCCATTTGTTTCAACTGCATGTTCATCTGAAACTCTAATTGCATTAGTTCTTTTTTATACATTACTTCCTGAGCTTGTTGCTGAGCTTCAAGCTGAGCTTTAACCTGTTCTAGCTGTGCTTGCGACTGGCTAAGCGCTTGTTGTTTTTGTAATTCCATTTGAGCAGAAGCTTGTTGAGCTTGTATGTTAGCTTGAGACTGTGCTTGGATATTTTGTTGTTGGATTTTTTGATCTTTAGCAAGCTTTTTTTCTCTTCTAATTTTTAATAATTGATTAGCTAACTTTATATTTTTTATTTCTCTAATATCAATAGCATCAGCAAGCTCTATTATTTGTTGTTGCAAAGCCATTTGTATATTATTTTCAAGCATAGCTTTTTCCTCTTCGTCTGGCTGTAATTCTATAAATATACCAAAATCATACAAATGTAAATTAGACATTTCTTCAAGTGTAGCAACGTTATGAGCTCCTATTTGCTGTATAAAAGCATCTTTTGTTGGTGAGTATTCTATAATATCAGATATTCTAAGTGACAAACACTGTGCAACTTCTGATGTTAAAAACAAACCAGCTTGTAATATGTGTCTTGTTGCCGTATTAGAATTAGCGGCTGCAAGTTTTTGCACACCTACTAAGGCATACTTGTCAGGTGTACTACCATCTCTTGATTCATTAAGTCCAGTAGTATCTCTTATCATTTGTAGATAATAGTTGTATGTACCAATTAAACTTTGCATTTTCTGCCCACCAGAACCTGATTGTATTTCTTGTATTGGTACTTTACCAGGATTCATATCACCTTCACTTGTAAACGATCTACCAATTACCGAACCTGTTTGGAAGAACATGTTTAAAGCTTCTTGTGGATTATAGTTTGTACCATTACCTAAATCTATTTCAGCTAAACCGTCTGCGTCTAAATAAACACCATCCGGTACCATACGTGACAATACTTGTTGTAGCTTTAGATGTGTAAGTTGTATCATATCAGCAAAACCAGTGATACGACTAACTAAGCTTTCTATTCTACCTTTGTATAATCTAGGAGCTACAATAGAATAATTCATTTTAACTTTAGTAAAATCACTTTTTGGCCTCACCATGTTTTTAGCCATTTCCCATTTAAGTAATTTTTTAGTACCTAATACTAAAGCGCCATCATACAAGCACTCTATTGACCTTTGTAGTTTGCCAAAGTTTTCCGCGTCTTCAGGTGGGTTAAAGCTGTCATCTTTTTCTATAACTTTTTCAGCACCACTACCAGTTTCTTTTACTTTATAAACCTCGTTCATATAAGTTTTATAATTAAAATATAAAACTTGAATTTTGTTATTATCTTCTTCTTTTGAATTATAACTAGTATTGTTGTTTGATCGAGTATACGTTTTATTTTTTTGAATTTCTTCTAAATCTTCTTGTGTTAAGTGTGGAAATTGTTTAGCAAGCTCGTTTACAGGTACGTTTTTTACTTCGCCAATATAATAAATATCATCAAAATAAGGTGATTCAGTGTAAGAGTAGACTAAATCAGCTGGATCTACATAATCAATTACAACACCTTCAGATGTATTAAAACTAGTTTTTACAGCACCTATACCTAAAACAGTTAAATCGTAGTAATATTGTTTTTTAATTAATTCGTAATTATTACCTTTCATTAAAGTATTAAGAGCTTGTTCTTCAGCAATTTCTACAGCTTGTTTATAGTCTAATTGCATGTGCAAATTAAGCTCTTCTTTAGTATCAGGTAGTTTTTCTTTATCGTTATTATAAGCTGATATACCTAGCATTTGCTCTGCAGCATCACTATAATCCCTACTGTTCATGTCTATAAGTATAGACTCCATATATTCTGTTCTTTTACTAACACCAAAAGGATCTTGAGAGTATGCTTTTATATCATACATTCTTTCTGCAATACCATTTACAACTATATCAACAAACTTAGGTATAATAGGTACTGGTTTCCAGTCTAAATTAAGATAAGACAAATCACCATTTATGGATAATTCATCTTTATATTTTTGTATTGATTGCTCACCTCTAGCGTACAATCTTAGTTTATGAAAATTATCTTGAGTTGCTCTATACCTACTAACTCCTCTATCAGGATGTAACCACTCGGTTTCAATAGCTTTGGCTACTTTTAAACCGTACTCATAGCTCATTTTTTCCAAATCACTTACAACTTGGCTAGGAAAATAACTTTTTATAACAGACTCTGCCATATTTATTTTTTAATTAATTTAGATGTACTGCCTTTGTTTGTGTACTTAGCAATACTTAAGTTTAGTTTAGGTTTTTGTATCGGTGCGTTTGGCCTGTATAAATGCCTGTTGTTTGCCATTATAGCTAATCCAGAACTTATAGAAGCATCATGCTTTGTTCTTTTATTTATATCAAATTTAGCCCAATCATTTAGTAATTCATTGAAGTAACAATTACCAAAAGTACCATCTTGCATCATACCTACGTGGCTTTGAATATACATTTCAATAGCTGCGGCATGGGCTTGTTTTATATCTTCACTTGAATTAGGTATGCCACCTATTTCTTTTTCTGCTACAGATAATTTGTTCCATATTTTGTCAGGTCTATTCATACTAAAACCCCTGTAACCACGTCTTCGTAAATAATACAATAGACGAGGTTTATTGTTCTCTGCAAGTATAGGCATTCCGTAAAATACTAATGCCATTAAAACGTCTTCAAAAAATATCTCTGCTGTTTGTGGTCTAGCTAAATACTCTAAGAAAAAAGTGTTGGCCGGTGCGTCTTCCATGCTAAATCTAGTTAGTCCATGTAGCGCTCCTTTAGATCCTTGACCATCAACAGTACCACTAATATCGTAACTGTCACAGCCAAACGCACCGATGTGCTCGTTGCCTGGATGTCGTATTCCATTTTTTATTATTACTTTATTTTGTATATTTGTTGGTGGTACCCAGCTTACTTTAAATCTACCTTTTGGATCTGGGTAAAATATTACTTTAGAATCTTTTACGCCATTAACCCATTGAAAATTACCTTTAGTAATACCTAATGTTCTAGACATTTCTTCGTTGTAGTCTATTTGTTCGTATAATTTAACTAAGTTAAATATACTATTTTTAGTTTCATCTCTAAACGCGTGTTCAGTAGTTCTTGGAAACTGTCTGTAAAATTCGTTTAATGCATCTTGATCGCTTTTTAAACCGTCAGCTTCATTTTGCCAACTGTCTACAACTCCAATATCTATTAATTCCCCATGTGGATCGAAGACTTCATGATCCGGAGTATTGAAGACTGGGCTTCCGTGCTCATCAATAAATCCTTCGTAGTTCCACTCCATTGGGATAAAAAGAGAATATAGCCCAGACGCTGTCTGTCCATTTCTGTTTCGCTTAGTAACGTCTGATGCATTATATAATTTTTTAAAGTTTTCTCCACCTTTGTCTAATGAATTTGAAGTTGAGCCCATCATACATTTACCTATGATCCTACTACCTAATCGTAAGCATGTTTTTGTAACTCGCCAGTTGTTTAATATATTATCAGGTCTTTCCCACTTACCACTTTCATCGTGTACTAATAGTTTTAACTTTTCACCGTCATAGCTATTGTCACCTGTGTTTTTCCAGTCTATAGTTGTGTCTAGTCCTTCTAAATCTTCTAGTTTTTCGTTTGTTGTAATTTTCTTTCTAGTAAACTTAGAAGCTGGAACTCTATATGCAAGCTCGGATTTTGGCCTATCCATACCGTCTTGAATAGGACTAAAAAAGAAAGGATAATTAATCGATATAGGTACAACTTTGTCAGTAAACATTTTCTTAGCATCGGCACCTGTTTTAGATAATATACCAAACCTTGCATCACTTGATATTGTAGCTTGGTTAACTGTTTCTGCTGATGACATAAAAGAAAAACCAGATCGTCTGTTTTTAAGGTAACACATACCATAACATCTTTTATCTGCTTTGCAAGCTTCCCAGAATATATAGAATAATCTATTAGCTTCTCTAAAGTCTGGTGCACCTACATCAATCTTACTCCATTGCAGATACATATAGTGTGTACCTGTTATATATGTTGGTGTTCCATCGTTGTCAAACCAAAACCCTTCTTCCCTGCGTTTAAACTCTTCGTCTATATAGTCAAACCAATCAGACTTTTTTTCTTCAGGGTATGCTCTCCAGTCAAATATATTTTTAAGCCTTGCTAGCTCTTTAGGATATTCAAACTGCTCCCACTTTTTCTTTTTACTACTATAAACATTTCTAGCTTTTGGCAATGCTATTTGTAAATCTTGTATTTCGTATATCTCACCTATCTCACCAGTTTTAGATATAACAATAATATCATGGTCTTTATCATAACCATATTTCCACTTTCTTTTTTTATTAAGCCTACTTATAGTGGTTTTTTTTATAGGTTCTACTACGTTAACTAAATTTTGCTTGTACATTACTTAGATCTACCCTCTGCGAATCCTTTAAAGACTTTTTCCTTTTTCTCTTCAGGTGTTTTTCCCTCAAGCAAGTTTTCTTCTTCTTGTATTCTGTTAAGTATTTCAAATGCGTCAAATATAGCTAGTTTTTTAGTAGCTGCAGCATTTTTTAATCTATCAGCGGATATATCGTCATCAGAATCTACAATAGCTTCTTTAGCTACTTTGATTAGCTCTTCAACCGCCTTGTGCCCAGCTTGGATTATATTCTTCTTCGTTTCCTTGATATTCATATTTAATTGTAATAAATTGTGTCATAACCCTATATAGTCTCTGACCATCTATAACAAATTCATATTC